ACCCACTGGCCATGATAGTTTTTTAAATAAGAAAAACAAAGGGTTTTGTTCTTTCATAGTTATACCTCGTCTTTATATTCATATTTGATCTTGCTTAATCTTGTAAAAGTTCATTTCATCCCAAATCACAAGATATATAATGATTGCTTATTTATCAGTCTTTTAAGCAAATTTATATGACACCCAAAATGTTGCAAACTATGTAATTTTAACATTCAACTTCTCATGTACGTAACTATGTTCTTCGTAGTTGATATTATAACATTTTTTATCAGAACACACGCAAAAGATTATTTATTAGTACAAAAAATTGCACGTCATCTATTTTTATTTTCTGTCACCTTTCTGTGTTAAAAAAACACTAACGAAATATTTACTATGATACAACATTTCTACGAATAATCGATTTTATCCGAATCAGCTGCACACAAAATCTAAAAATATTAAAATGTATGTGATGAAATTTAACAATATTTAAAAATGATAATACGTGACATCAATATGGTGATTCAATTTATCAAACTCACTATCATGTAAATGTTTTATGACTTTATTGATACAAAATAAACTGTCGATTGATGTATTCTAAAAGAATTTCTATTCGTAATATAATAGCTGTCAAACCACACCTTAAAACATAATCTTTGCCATAAAATGAGTATCCAAAGGCTAACCTCCTTTCGATTCAAGGAATTTTCTTGTACCTTCTTTGAAGAGTTCACGTCTTCTTTTTTCTTCTTCTAATCTAACTTTTTGTACACGAGCATAGCTACCAGGTTCTCTTATTTCGTAACGTTGTTTCTCAATGTCACGAATCATACTAGTTAGCCTCTTAGAAGCTTGTACTAAGCCGTTAGCTTGCGCTTGTTCAATTAATAATTGTCTTTGATCTAGGTACCTATCCTGACCACCAATAAGCCAATCACGCCATTCAGCAGGTGTTAGTGCTAACAATTCATGTTCAGGGATATATCCTAAATATCTAGCTGTCAGTTGCCTTATTTTTGAGTAATCGTGTAAGGTTCTGCGCCCATGATTTCCTTGTAATTCTCTTTCATCATTTCTATGCCTGCTTTCGTCATTTCTTTGTCCTCGCTTTTGGCCATATTCGGTGCTTTGTTCAATGTCATCCAGTACGAGCGACTCTCCCTCTTGAAAAAACCACTATTGTTAAGTTTGTCCAAAGCCCCTTGTAATAACGGCAAAGTATCCTCGTTTTCAGTGATGAAATCATCAATTGCTTTTTCTAATTGTTCTCGAGTTGGTGGGTTTTTTAAATAAGCAGTAGCACATTCCCAAAATTGTAAAATCGCTTTGTTTCTAGATTCTAGCAAACCGTTAAAGATAACATTGAATCCTGGCATTGCTCCTTTTCTCCCATCTTCGCTATCTTCTGAGAATTTTTCAGCTTTTCGGTCAAATGCAAATGTTACTTTTGCTTCTACTTCGTAATCTTTTTCTCCGTCATTAATTTTTAATGTTGTAATTGGATTAAATTCAGTCAAAATATATACCTCTTTTCAATTTTTTTATAAAAAAATAGGGAGCTTACGCCCCCTTGATCTATTAGTTTACATAGAATGGTCTTCCGTGTGTGAATCAGATACAACACTAGCTTTCTTTTGATTCTCGAATGTTCCGACTTTTTCGCCGAATTTTTCGTATTCAACTGTAGGCGCACCTGCAGCTTCAAACCACTCTTTCGGCAAGTTATCTTCAGCACCTTCTGCTGTATTCCATTTAACTTTTAATGATAGTTCGATTTTGTCACTTTCATCATCAAATGACATTTCAAATGATTCTGGAACAACATAACCAAACATTCCGTGATGTTTACCGTCTGCACGTTTATTACGCTCATAAAGCCATATACGCAACTGTCCACCTGTTTGTACAGCGTGTTTCACTGCTTCAATTCCTTTATCTCCAGGCACATTACCAATTGTTAATTTAAATGATTCTGACATTGCATTGGGAGAATAGTCCGTTTTACCGCCTCGTACTATTTCAGCTAAATCATTTTCAATCGTATGTCCACCTTCTTGTAAGTCAGCTAATAATAAAGATTCTACTGGATCTAAGTCAGTTTCAGCTGGACGTACAACTGCTAAATAGTTTTTTTGCGCCATTTAATACACTCCTTCGTTTTTCTTTTTATGTCTGTACTTAAATAAAAGTCGTATCGTGCCATGCTTAGTAAACCTGTCTATATCAGGGAATACTGCTTGACTATCGATACGGCTATATTGGAATTCGTAATTTTCTATCTCTATAGTCCTGTTTAGCACATAGCCTATTGCGCTTAAAATGAGCTT